GCATCCAGTCGAATCAGATTGCTACTGACAATGACGATGGTGCCATTGAAGTAGATAATGGCGTCAGTCAGTACATGTTCAATATTGACTGGTCATATAACAGTCAAGCAGAACTGATTGAGACATATCGTGAAGTTGCAAATTATAGTACTGTCGATTATGCAATTGAGGATATTATCAATGAGATGGTATCTTTCTCTGAGCATGAAAGTGCTATTGAATTGAATTTGTCCAATCTTGAAGAGGATCTTTCTGAAAACATCCGTAAGAAGATTTACGAAAAATATGACAAAATTGTCAAGCTGCTTGAGTTGGATAATACAGTCCATAAGCGTGCTAGACAATTTTATATTGATGGTCGTTTGGCTTATCAAAAAGTCATTGATCAAAAGAAACCCAGAGATGGGATTCTAGATGTTGTTGAATTGGATACTCGTTATGTATCCAAAGTTCGCAATAAAGAATATAACAGAGAAACAAAAACAATTGAGAATATTGAAGAGTATTTCATCTACGATGAGAATATTCAAACTTCTCGTAATCAAGCTAAACAGAATAACAGATTTAGTCAGAATAAACAATTCAAAGAAGCACTTCGTCTAAATCCAGAAACATTAACATATGTAACTTCTGGTTTGACTGATCTGACTACGGGCATGGCAATTAGTTGGTTGCACAAAGCTGTTACTCCAGCAAACCAACTTCGAATGATGGAGAATGCTCTTGTCATCTATCGGATCACCCGTGCTCCTGAGCGCCGAATCTTCTATGTAGATACTGCTAATCTACCCAAGTCAAAAGCAGAACAATATATTCGTCATCTGAAGAACATGCATCGGAACAAGATGTCATTTGATCCTGAATCTGGTACTTTCAAGGATCGCAAACATCTTCAGACAATGCAAGAAGATTATTGGTTGCCTCGTAATTCAAGTGGTCGTGGTACAGAGGTTACAACACTACCAGGCGGACAAAACTTAGATGCCATAGAAGATGTAATCTACTTCCAGAAACAGCTTTACAAAGCACTTAATGTCCCTACAACTCGTTTGGAACCAGAAAATTCAATCATGGGTGATCGTGGTGCTGAAATTTCTAGGGATGAATTGAAATTCTCCAAGTTTGTCTCAAAGATCAGGAAACGCTTCAATACAATGTTGCTTGATCTTCTTAGAACAGAATTGATTTTGACCAAGGTGATGACAGCAGCAGAATGGGATGAGATTGCATATAAAATTGACTTCATCTATGCACAAGATATGCAATTGGAAGAAATGCGCAAAGCTGAAATTAAACGTGATCGGCTTGATTTGGCTCAGTTGTATCAACCCTATGTCGGTCGTTATGTCTCAAACAAATTCATCAGGGAAGAAGTTTTGATGCAGTCAGAACAAGAAAGGGAGCAACTTGATAAGGAAATTCAGGAAGAAAAGAACGACGAACAATACAAAGAACCTGAAGAAGGCGGCTTCGGTCGATTCTAATTTTAAACCAAAAGAGGTAGTAAAATGAACGTAGCACAACAATTTATGAATCAGCTTCAGGAAGGCAAGACCACCGAAGCTATTAAAACAATCAAAGAAGCTCTTCATGAACGCTCAGCAGAGAAGATTCAAGAAGAGAAACAAGACATCCTTGAGTCATATGGCTTTGTTGTTAAAGAAGCAAAAATGTATTATGCAATCCAACAAAAAGATAACAAAAAAGTATTGGATATTGTAGACAGTGAAGATGAAGCAGAAGAAGTTGTTTCTAATCTTGACAATTCTAGTGATTACAAAATCGTTAAAATTACAAAGCATACAAAAGATTCTTTTGAAAAAAGGATGAAGTAATGTCTGATGAACTAGAAGAACTCACAGAAGCAGCACGTCGAGTTGTTCGAGTTGATTCTAAAGGCAGAAAGACAAAAAAACTAAAGTGCCGCAAAGGATACAAGCTCAAGGGCAAATCATGTGTTCCAATTACTGGATCCGAAAAAGCCTCCAAACGAAAGGCTACTAAAAAAGCAATCCGTACCCGAAGAGCTTCTGGATCTGGCGCTAAGAAAAGATCAACTCGCAAACGTCTAAAGGCAATGCGGAAGAGGAAGAGTTACAATCTTTAAGGTCTAACTATGTCTAATAAAAAATATAACTTGCTTGTTGAGTCTTCCGATAGTATTGAAGTCTTAACAGAGCAAACAGATCAAGGTAAACAGCTCTACGTTGAAGGCATTTTTGCCCAGGCAAACAAAGTCAATGGCAATGGTCGTTTATATGAACGTCGTGTCATGGAAAATGCTATGGACAAATACATCAATGAGTACGTTTCTAAGCGTCGGGCATTAGGTGAACTTAATCACCCAGCAGATAGACCTATGGTTGACCCTGCAGAAGCCGCTATACTCATCTCTGAGCTGAAGTGGGACGGTGATGATGTATATGGCAAAGCAAAGGTCCTAAATACACCAAAGGGTCAAATTGTTAAAGGTCTGCTTGAGGGTGGATTTAACATGGGTGTGTCCACTCGTGCTCTTGGTTCTCTGAAAGAGAAGGGTGGCATCAAATATGTCCAAGATGATTTGATGTTCACTGCTGTTGATTGTGTCGATAATCCATCTGCTCCTGATGCTCATGTTAATGCTCTCACAGAATGCAAACAGTGGATGATCAACGAATCTGGTATGTGGGTTCCTACCGAAGCAGAACAAGATATTGACCAAAGTCTATTCCTAGAAAAACTCGAACAATTCATAAAAGGATACAAAAAATGAAAACATTTAAAGAATATCTCCAAGAAGCAAAGCAACCAGAATGGCGTGTGTCTTTCAAGAAACAAAAGATGAATGGTGTTGCTATCTCTGAAGATCCAGTCACTGTTAAGGCATCTGATGTTCGTCAAGCAATTGTTAAAGCTGCAAAGAAACTTGGTATTAAAGATAAGTCTGCTGCAATGCAATTGAAAACCAAAGATATCAAAAATATGAATCAATAAGGAGACAAAAAATGAAAACATTTAAAGAATTTCTGAGTGAAGCCAAACAAATTAAAATTGGTGATAAAGTAAAAAGCAAAAATACATTTGCATCAACTAATAATGTTAGCGGAAAAGTAGTAGATATTAAAACAGTAAAATTTGCATCAGGTGATCAAACTAGATATGTGGTACAAGAACCTGATGGTTATAAAATCGAATTGCGTGCAGATGATATTATTAAAGAATCTATTGAAGTTAATGAAGCTCACGAAGTTGAAGTAGCAGTTCGCGATGCACGTAAAGCAAATGATATTGCTAAAGACATGTTCCGTGGTGCATATCAAAATGACGGATCGAATGTCTTTGTTTTCAAGAAAGAAGATGATGCAGATGAGTTCAAATATGAGCTAGAAAATCAAAATATTGAAATTCTTGAAGAATCACTTAATGAAGCTCAAAACCAACAAGCAAATTTTCAAAAAGCTTTGAAGGCAAGAGATGCTGAAATTGAAATTGTCCGTGCTACTCATCCTCTAGCCAAGGGCAAATATTCTATTAAGGTTTATGCACCTAGTGTAGATAAAAGTGTTGTCTTTTATGCAGATGTAACTCAGTTCCGTGGCGATTACATGGGTTAATAGGTTATTAAATAATAAACCTAATAAATAACATTAAGCCAATCAATTAAGAGGTTTAACAAATGAACGAAGATCTCCAAAAAATCTTCGAGGGTATGGAGCTTTCAGAAGACTTCAAAAAGAAGTTTGAAGAAGTTTATGAAGCACGTATCCAAGAAGAAAAAGCTACTATTCAGGAAGAAGTAGAAGAACAACTGGAAGAAAAGTATTCTGCTCTGGCTGAAGACTATTCTGAGTATGTGATTCAAGAAACCGAAGATAAGATGGAAGCATACATCAACGAAGAAGTGATGCCTTCTGTTGAAAAATATCTTGATCACGTTGCAGAAGAATTTATCAGTGAAAATAAACTGGTTATCGAATCCGAAACCAAAGTTGAACTTGCTGATAACTTCCTCAATGGTTTCTCTCAGCTTGCTGAATCCTACAATGTAGAAGTTCCGGTTGGTCAAGACGATGTTGTTTCCAAACTGAAATCTGATCTCCAGGAAGCAAACGAACAAGTTGATCGTCTTGTGACCAAGAACAATGAACTTCAAGAGAACGTTATCCTCAACACTAAATCTGACATTGTTGATGCAATTGCAGAAGACATGACTGAAACTCAAAAAGAGCGCTTCTATGAGTCTTGTGCAAAGGTTGACTTCCATAGTGAAGGTCAATACAAAGCAGCAATTCAGGAACTGAAAGAATCCTTCACTCCTGAGCATTTGAACAAAATGCTGAAGGAAGAAAAGGGTGTTGAAGAGAAAGAAGTTGTTACTGAAAAGAACAGCTATCTTGAAAACGTTCTGTCACGCATTTAAATTTTTAAATTAATAAATAACTTTAAGTAATCCAATAAAGAGGTTTAATCACAATGGATATGATTCAAGAAAAGGTTACACAGCTTATCGAATCTGATAAGTTTCCTGAAATCAAGTCTGATTATAAAAAGTACGTTACTGAACGTTCTCTGACTAATCAGATCGAATACATGCAGAGTGTTAACGAAGCTTCTGCTGATTCTTCTACCGCTACTGGTGGTGTTGCTAATTGGGATCCGGTTCTGATCCGTATGGTTCGTCGTTCCATGCCTCAGTTGATGGCATTCGACCTGGCCGGTGTTCAGCCAATGAGTGGCCCTACTGGTTCCATTTTCGCAATGCGTGCACGTTACACTAGTCAGACTGGCGATGAAGCACTGTTCAATGAAGCTAATTCTGCATTCTCCGGTGCTGGTACTCAAACTGGTGATACTTCCGGTTTTGCTGCTGATGCATTTGGTACTGGTGATCCTGCTACTGGAACCGACTACGGTACTGGTATGGATCTGACCACTGCTGAACAGCTTGGTACTGCATCCGGTACTCCTTGGCAGGAAATGACCTTCAGTATTGAGCGCACTGATGTATCCGCTAAGTCTCGTAAACTGAAGGCTTCCTTCACTCGCGAACTTCAGCATGACCTGCGTCAGATTCATGGTCTGGATGCTGAGTCTGAACTGGCTAACATCCTGTCCACTGAAATCACTGCTGAACAGGATCGCGAACTTCTGCGTACCATTAACGTATCCGCTAAACTGGGTGCTCAGGATGCTACCACTCCTGGTCTGTTTGACCTGGCTGCTGATAGTGATGGTCGTTGGTTGGTTGAAAAATTCAAAGGCCTGTTGTTCCAACTGGAACTGGAAGCTAACGAAGTTGCAAAACAAACTCGTCGCGGTAAAGCAAACCGAGTTATTTGTTCTTCCAACGTAGCTTCTGCTCTGAACATGGCAGGTGTTCTGGATTATAATCCACAACTGGCTGCTAACCTGAATGTAGATGAAACTTCTACTACCTTTGCAGGTGTTCTGCTTGGCCGCTATCAGGTACATATCGATCCTTATGCAACCCGTGATTATATCACTGTTGGCTATAAGGGCGGTTCAAGCTGGGATGCAGGTGTATACTGGTGTCCATATGTACCTCTGGAAATGGTTCGTGCAGTTGGTGAGGATTCCTTCCAGCCACGTATCGGCTTCCAGACTCGCTACGGTGTGAAGGCTAATCCATTTAGCTCTACTCTGGCTAATGGTTCTGCTAAGCCTGGTGCAGGTCTTGGTAAAGGCGAAAACGAATACTTTAGAAAATGGGCGATCGCCAACCTGCGTGGTTAATTGTTAAAATAATAACAATATAGCCAAACTATTGAGGGTCCCAAATGGGACCCTCTTTTTATTAGATCATTTCTTCAATGTGATCTAAGCTATCTTCATCCATTAGATCACCAACTATATGATTCTTCTCACACTCCCCTGTGCAATAACAACCACCATTCTCTGAAGCAAAACAACGCTTTCTTTTCTCCCATTTCTTTGCTTCTACCATTTCCTGTAGTGTTTGGTACTCAGTTGGATAGTTCATTTCTCAATCCTTCTATAAGCTCAATTCTCATTTCTTCATTTTCGGGACATACAAGTTGAGCTATTTCTTTTACTGCATCTAATCCGTAAAGCTCTTTCATATCAATAATCAATTCACTAGTCAAATGAATATTTATACCATTAGACATTTTAAATGATATATCTTTTTGAATCATTATTTCACCTCTGTTAATAGTTCCTTAATACAAATTCTCAGAAAACAGCATTCCTGGTGAACTCACTTCCCGAATGATCTGACCATTCTTTCAGCAATTACCCAAGCCTCTTCACGAGTATAAAACTTTCCATATTGGTCAATGAATCCTTGAGTATGAGGTTCACTACCTTTCACACCCATATATTCAGCTTGGACACACATATGCTGATCAAAATGTCTTGTACCAATTAGTATAGGACCATTTTCAAACTTATTCGCTGCACAAACAATACGTGGTTCCATAATTATAATTCCTCAATCAAATACAATATAATTAACAGAAAAAATCAACTGATCCATATGCCCACTTGAGTGTTCATCTTTTGACCAAACATCTGTGAGATATACACTTGCACCCCATCTTCCAGTAGACTCAGAAACCAATCGAATTTCAATTAATCCATCGTGTTCTAAAAATTCTTCTAGTTCTTTCACAACATCCTTCAATGTATCAAACCCAACACGGTTGAGTGACATTTGATAATGCCCATTGAAAGTACCAGACCCTTTGATCATTTCCCAAATTAATGAAATATCGTTCATATAATCACCATATAAGTTGAACTATAAAGCATAGAGGCCATCCTATCATAACAACAAGAGCAAAGAAACCACCAATTGTAGGATAGTAATTACCATCATTCAAAACTGAATCTAGTGCAACCATGATCACAATATAGATAGTTGTACTGATTTGAAAATTTAACAAAATATCCATTACCACCTCTTTGTTCGCACTACCTGAACATCATCATATTCAAGTTTTGGGTATTTCTTCTCATAGAACTTGACAGAATTTGTGTTCTTTGTTCCAT